CACTAGCAATGGTTGCATTCCCATAAAACTTGGGAACCGAGGAAGAAGATGCCCACAAGCGGCAACCGCTCGGATTTGCGTAGTCAAGAGTGTAAGACCCCGTGGTAGCGCAAAGTTGACGATTATTTGCGTCAATAGAGAGTGTCGCCGTAGAAGTATGCCTGATCGTATTCTGCGACCAGTCATAGGAGGTATTTCCGGAAGTGTTTACGAGCAGACGATCATCTACGTCTACAGAGGTTGAACCGCCATCGGAGATGCAGTAGAGAACGTGCTCCCCCGAGAGCCAACGATACGCTGGAATTTCGTTCGAGTCGTTTGAATATAAAATGCGCTGACCAAAATCCGCGCTTGCGGAATCGGCAGACCCATTAACAACTCCATTTGTTACGAGTCCAAAGTTAGTTCCCCAATAGAAGATTTCTCCGGCATCGTTGTTTATTCCGTATGACCAATAATCACTATTGCCGTCTGTGGTCATCACCGTTCCTACGTCGCGAGTTGTGAAGGATGCTGGAACGTTGCACCAAACGCCGGAACCCGTCTTATCATTAAAGACATAGCAGTCTCCACTGGTTGTATCCTGATACACCATTCCATTGGTGCCGCTGAGTGGCCCCGTATTCGGATTTCCGCTTCCGGTTTTCCACCGTGTGGCTGATGCGGCACCGAGGGCAGTTACCGCTGCTGAAGCAGTCGTTGCTCCCGTGCCGCCTTCGGTAATGGCTACCACCGTTCCCGCCGAGGCGGTGCCCGATCCTGTGCGACGTAAGATTCCGGTGTTAGTTAAAGCCGCCAGAGCCGTAAGATCGCTATCGGAACTCTGTTTATTTGATAGCAGAGTATCTACTTGGGCGATAGTGTAATAGCTGGGGGGTTGAGTAGTAGTTGGGCTCCCTTCATTACCTCGGATAACGTCAAAGACTCCCGTAGCTAATCCTTGCATCACCGTGCGTTTGGCACCGCTACTGCCCGTTTCAACTTCGATTTGGAGAGATATTGTGGAATTGGTTCCTTGAAAAGCCGCAATAAATTCGGAAGTATTGAGGCTTAACGGAGCGGTAAACGTAATATCCGTCGGATCGGTGTCAGCATCACGAGTGAACGTATCCGTGTAGAAGAGAAAACCGTTTTCAGAAACAAAAGATGAGGCGTTTTTAGCTCCGAATCGAAGGGTAGTCGATCCACCCAAATCGTAGGTAACACCAAAATTGTTACCACTTTCCACTGTCATAAAATGTAGCCTTATCTGAGCATCATCTCGAAGAATAAACTCCGGTGGCGATGGCTGGGATAAAGCCGAAAATCCCTGAACTAAGGAGTTACGGGGAGAAGCAGAAAGGTTGATGTATATGTCGATAGCGTAGCTCATAAATTAAGCACTCCAACCGGTTATTTTAAGACTATCTAAGAGGTGATGCGCTTTGGTTAAATCGTCCGCAGGACCGACTTGTTCATCCGGTGATCCACCTGCGTAATAGTAGCGGCATAGCAGCAAAAGAGCTTGGCGCATAGTTCTTGGCAAACTGGCAGAATTTGAATATCCAGCTACGAACTCTACTTGCACGGCATCGGGGCGTTCAGAAAGCACGGGCCAATCATTGCCTTCCCTTAGATACACCATTCCGGGTTCGTATGCGGTAACGCCGATATATTGCGTGGAAGGTAAGGTTGTGAGAGTTTCGGAGTCCGCTGGGTAATATTTTACCGAAGAAATAGATGTAACCGGACAACGTGGCAATTCTAGCGTGTGAATATAGGCACCTTTGACATTCCGAGGATAGCTGGCAAACTCCGGCAATCCGCGTGGCCAATCGGTTAAATAGAGGCGATAGGTTGCGGGTAACACCGCACGACCAGTATAGCGGGATACCTCTTCGACTGCCTGGTCAATCAGGCTTTCAAGATGGGTGTCTTCGCCAGTATATGCTTTAACATATTCAGCTACTTCCGTAGCCGTTAATGGGCGCGAACTCGAAGCGGTGATGACTTGAAGCCCGTAGGTCATTACAGAAGATCGGGTTTAGAAGTTTCTACGGCACGAGGTTTGCGACCACGACGGGAGGCGACCACGACGTGATCCTCGATAATCGGTTCTTCGACTGCTTCGGCAAAACCTGCGGAAATCCATTGCTTTGCAAGCAACTCTGGAAGCTCATGCTCCTCATCTGCGCCATAACTAAAAGTAACCGTTGATACCGAGAGCTTCATTACGACTTTCATAGCGATTAGTTGGTTATAGGTATTACTTGAAAAAGCGAAAGAAGCCCTGTCAAGATGATAATTGGCGTTAATGAATTATAAATTAAAAGGTAAAACCGAGAGCAACCAATAGTGTCTGTAAACGATCACGAAACGATTGAGCTTCAGTTGAGGTTAATGCGCTTGCTTGAACATACGAAGCAATTCTTGCAGCAATACAAGAACCTGCATCTATAGTGTTATCAAGGAGGTTTGTTGAAGCAAATAAAGAAACAGGATAAACTGGATTATAAGAAATTCGATTATTTGTTCTATTATTTCCAGTTGGAACCGTATCATTGAAACCCCAATACGATAATGCCATTGAATTAGTAGCACTTGCAGTGCCTATGGAAAAACCAGTATAGAATGGTTGTGGGTAAAGAATCCTATAAGTGCTGCTATCTCTACCTGAAGTAAAACTAGCATAGCTATCAAATTGTTTATACCGCAATGATAAATTATCATTACCCGTGTTTAAATAACCTATTCCGATTAAGCATCGACTAAAAGTAGTAGTATCCTCCTCAGTTACATATACCCCAAGTGAATGATTGTAATTATTAGCAAGCTGTAAATTAGATAAATATTTAGAAACACCATTACCTTTTAGCCCCATATTTGCACCCGTGCTATTATAATCAGAGCTTATAAAATTATTATTGGTTAGCGTTCCACTACCTTTTAACTTAATAAAAATGTTATTAAAATTACTTTGGCCTGCAAAAATACCATGATCGAGTATTTTGTTCCAAACTCCATCTGCTTTAAGACCGATAAAATAACTATTTATTGCGGCTGCGCCAACAGCATCATAAGATGTTTGGGCGAGATACGCAGCCGCATCGGTATCTAAATTTAGGTTCTTATACCTGTAACCTAAATTACCACTTAAAACTGTAATTAAACGAGATTCCACGATTAAAACTTATAACCTTCAAGGATTAACTCGAATGTCTCGGCAGAGGCGGGCGTATACGCCCCACGAACTTCGATTAACCCAAAAAGAGTAGTATTGTTTGTAGTAAGAAGGATCGGCGAAATAGTAGTCGGGGTGCCACGACCACATGCACCGTCTGTAAATGCTCGGTCTACGGCAACGTCCATAGCACCAATATAAGTGGTGAGGCCGGAAGTGGAGAATGCAGTATTGTCTCCAGAAGCAATCGTGGGGGATATAGTATAAAAGTGGACTCGGAAATTTGCATTAGTAGTGCTAGTGCCACTTTTACGAATATTCACCGCATCAATACGACCAATTCCGCCAATTGGTGTAGCTGTAAGGAATTGAAGCGCAACAACACTACCTGCAATTGTGCTATTAGCTATTATATCGCCAGAGGCGTATGCAGTTGTATCTGCTGGGCGAGTTAAAGTGGCAGTTGCCACGAAAGCGATTCCGCTGGAAGTAGTGGGCATGGCTCAGAAGGTGTTTACCACAAAACCCCACCGCTCCGAAGAGACGGTGGGGCGAGGGGCGTATCTTTTATCGCGGATTAAGCGGTGCCAGAAGCAGGAGTGCCAAAGGCTTCTAGCTTGGTGCCCGAAGGCTGACTGAAGGGCAGCGAACGCAACCCATAGACCAGGGCTTCAGCAGAAGCAACCGTAGCATTCTGAGTAGCGCGAGAGATCACGATACGCACATAACGCTTGGCGGGCTTCTTAATATCAGCGACGAAAATACCATCATCATCGGTATCGGCAATGGTCTGAGCAGTCCCAGCTACATCGACGAAATCACCGGAGGTGGTAGTATCGGAATGCTGCACCTTCAAAGAGGTAACAGCGCCCGAAACGATGGTGCCCATGCGGATAATGAATAGGACGCCGTGGGAATTAGCCGAGTCGATAGTCGAGCCGGTGATCGAGGTAGTGCCAGCCGCACCCGCAGTGGGGGTGATAGCCGAGGCGAACGAAGTAAGAGAACTGAGTTGGTTATTCACGTTGGAAATCTCCTTATGTTAAGGTTTAGGAAGCAGCACCGTGCTTGAAGAACACAATGGCGTTACCATCGGTCAGACGACCATCCGTGCGCTTGTTGACGCGGAAGTAAACTTGACCGTTAAGAGCACCGAGTTCATTCAAACGGATCATGCCCATACCGAGACGGTCGGCGATGTAGTAACGACGCAAATCACCAAACGAGAGGGATCGAGCACCAGCAGCAGGGGTAGGCGCAAAATCACTGGTAACAATAGGACGATTAAGAATCCGATCAGGCTGACCGTCAACCAGACTTGGTTGCCACAGATAATCTCCGTTGTTATCCTTCAATTTACGAATGAGTTTAATGATGGTATCCGAACCAACCCACGTTCCGTTATCGCGATATTGGCGACCGAGAGCATGGTAGGTATCAATGAGATTATCAGCCGTGATAGCAGCGGTAGCCGAAACGGCACCAATGCTATCCGCAACCGTTACACCGCCAACGTTTGTGGTAGTGAATAAGCCGAGAGGCTTGGACGCACCATCACCGATGGTAAAGGCGCTATTTTCAAGGTCGGCAACGGCTTGACCGGTAACATTCGTAACGAATTGCTCAACATTAGAGCCGCTGTCCTGGAGCAACTCCTCGGACACGGGGACGTAACCACCAAGTTTGTGAGCGGTCAAGGTAACGCGACCAACCGTGGGTGACACGGACGGATAAGCGCCGTTTTCGCCGATCCAAGAGAAGGTCACGCCCGAAGTCTGAATAGGCAGATGACGGTCATTGGAGAGGGTCAAGACCGTAGCGGCAGAACGCATTGGGTCGAGATTATAAAGGAGGCGCTGGATATTAGCCTCAAAATCCTCGGGGACTAGAAAACCGCCATCCGAGTCAACACCAGTCTGGAGCGTGGCGTAAACGGAAGGGTTAAGGAGATTGGCATTGCCTTTAGCACGGAGGAAGTTGCTGAACGCCTCGCGATAGCTCTCGGTAGCGGTAGCTTTAACTTTCTTGCCATCCTTACCGTCAACGGAAGGACGGTAATTGCCGTCGCGCTGGGCGCGAAGGTTGTCCTCGATTTGGGTCAATCCCTCTTCACGAGAGATAGTCTTGCCGAATTTCTCAACGTCGGCTTCGAGGGCAGCATATTTGGTTTGTTCGTCCGCGTTGAGTTCGCGGCCCGCTTTTTCAGCGGTGTCGAGGAGGGAGCGCATCTCAATGACGAGCCCCGCACGCTTGTTCTTCAGGTCGATGATCTTAGACATGGTTGTGTCGGGTTTGGTTATCTGGTTATTTTTTCCAAAAGCGCCTGCTTTCGCTTTAGCAGCGACAAGCTGCGGGGCGTCTCGGAAGAAGGTGGGGAAGATGGTTCGAGAATGTTCTTTACAAGAAGATTCTCGGGAATGTTACGGAAGGCAAGAGCAATTGCAACGTCTTGACGAACCGACGCGGCTAAGGGAAGAGCCGAAACGATGTCAGTTGCAAGACCCCAATCTTTAGCTTCTTGAGCAGAGAACCAAGTCTCCGACTCCATTGCTTTGCGGATCGTTTCGCGGTCTTTGCCGGTGCGCGAGGCATAAGTAGTGATTAGAGTTTCACCAATCTGGTCCAAGGTCTCGGCTTGCTTGCGAAGTTCTTCAGCATTGCCAGAAGTCCAAGTCCACGGATTATGGATCATGAACATCGCATTTTCTGCAATAATAACTTTCTTACCAGCGAGAGCGATTATAGAAGCGATTGAGGCTGCGAGACCATCAACATAGACAGTCACTTCACCCGGATGGCTAATAAGTGCATTGTAAATAGCGATTCCATCAAACACTGAGCCGCCAGGGCTTGAAATATGGACGTTGAGTTTCTTGCTCTTCAGTGCCTTGATTTCCTTTACAACCGTAGCTGCATCTGAACCAACCCATGAATCCCCGATTACGTCGTAAAAATACAAATCAGCGCTATCCTCGGTAGCGGCTTTTACCGCGAACCAAGGACTATTCGCCTTCGGGAAGTTTGGGATTTTACTCATTGAGTAAGCGGAGATTGGGGTTGATTAACCATTTCTTGAACTGGAACTCCGCTTTCGTCAAGCACCTTAACATTTTGTGATACGAAAAATTTATCGCCGCCTTCTACGGGATTAAAATTCTCGGAACTACGAACCTCGTTACGAGTAATAAATCCGCCCTCAAACATGGACTTGTAGAAAGAAGCTCGGGCTGCGTGATCGCCACGCATGAGTCCATTTAAATCAAACTCAAAAAAGTAGCGATTCCGTTCACGCGGATTCAGCAGTTTAAAATTCATCACTTGTTCCCATTCGACGCACCAAGGGCGAATAGTATCTGTGATGTAAGATTGATTTTCCTGTTCGACGTTATTGTAGTGAGCCGCGTCAGTAATACCTGCTTTGATTTGCGGCACTCCGAAGATTTGGCAAATTGCTTTGTCCTGATAGGTGCGAGCTTCAAGGAACTGGCTTTGCTGATTGTTCACCTGGGGCTTGTTGCCGAGCTTTGCTCCAGCCCATAAAAACAACCGTTTGTGGGCATTCCCGTTGCCGGTGTTGTATTTGTCGAATTTATCAGCAAACTCCTTGAGTTGGAGATCGCTCATATGCTGGGGAAACTCGATGGCAACTGACGGTGTAGAAGCGTTAGGAAAAAATCTGGCACCGTGATCTTGTAAGGCGATTGAGAGGGCAATGGCTTCACGAGCAGTGGTAACAGTATCTAGGCCAGAAACACCATTTAAACTCAGCCCTTTAACGTGCAAAATTTTCTCCTTTGGCGCACGTTCACCGCGCAACCAATAAAATAATTCTCCAGTCGTCGGATCACGATCTGGCTTAATATCCGAATTATGGATCGGCATTATCTCGGTTACTTCTCCCATCCCGTTGCGAGTAATATAGGCGTATCCCGAGTTCCTCAAACTTGCATTTGCTTGAACGGCGCGACGAAAACTAGCACTCGTCATTTCATCGTTCGGAAAGTCATGAAGGAGTGAATACAGTGGATGTCCATCCGCTAAATCTTTCCCACCATCCGTGCGACGACGATACAGCTTCAAAGGCAATGAAGCTATGGATCGGCTAACCGTATTGACACAGGCGTAGACTGTGGGAATCCCGAGAGCCGCAAGAGGGGAAAGACGGACGCCTGCTGCGGTAGCCGAGCCAACCATAGCGTCAATAAGCCATTGATCCGGGCTAGACAGCGACGTGGTATCCGCTGCTTTCGGCGCGAAAATAGTTCGAGATAGAAGACTACGAATGCCCATGATTCAGAACAAAGATTAAGATTATTCTTGTTTTGGCAAGGTCGAAAATGGGACAGCATTGTTAAGCCATTCCTGCCGTGCCGCGCAACCGCATTTCGATTTATCAAGACGAATGATCCTGGCAATTGGGTTGGCTATTTTGGCCACAAGATCACCGAGGCCGCGCATGGGACGAGATATTGGATACTTTAAAACGTCCGTTGAAGCGAATGGTTCTGTCATGCATTTGCCAAAAGTAATCCAACGAGGAGAAGCGGCAGGACATATCGCACATGGATCGCCATAGTGAGAAAGATCATGCTGACGGGCGCATGGATGTGGGCATTCAATACATGTAACCTCTCGCCCATGTAAGACGCCGCGAGGTATTTTAGGTGCAGGACGAGCAATCACAGATAGATTGGACATTTGCTATTACGGTTGTTCCATTAGAACTTGGCGCAGGAAGTTCAAAATATTTCCAAGGGGCGGTGCCAGAATTACCAATTAGGGGATAAGTCTCTTCATCTCCCTCAACATACCCAACGGGGAAACAACCTATTGGTTGATTTCCGTCAGAGTATTCAGTTTCATCTCCAAAATGTGCGGCTAGTAAAAGGTTTCCTTTACGAGGTGATATTGTTATAGCCGGGGCTATCTTAAAACCAGCTCCGCGTTTTGTTAGGGTAATTGACGATATTTTTCCGTCAATTATGTTCGCAGTTGCAGCAATGGAATAATCTCCATGAGTGCCTCCGTCTATACTCGTAACTTTTCCTCCAGTTAAAGTAGCACTCCATCCAATTGATTGCGTCCCGCCTTGTGCGGGAGCCGGTATCTTAATAGTGGGTGGTAAAAGATAACCCGCACCACCCTCTACGATTGAAATAGATAGGACGTTACCAGAAGAATCAATATTGGCTAAAGCCCTAGCTTGAACCCCCCCATTTGATGGTGGAGATATTTCAACTTCCAGCGTTGTAGGATGATCTATTGAAATGGTAGGAGGGGTATCATACCCGCTTCCACCATAAATAACTTCTACGGATGATAAAGGATGTCCAAAATAATCTGGAACCCGTTTTACCCATTTTCCAGCTAAAGTTTTTCCGTCCCATTTTTCGCACTTGGTTGTTTCTATTCCAAGATGAACCTGTAATATTGCGTCTTTGTAAATTGAAATATTAGGAATTTTTGAAGTTATCCTCAAGGAAGGTCCCGATGCATAATCCGAACCAGCAGAACTGAGTGAAACTGAATCAATTCCCCCCTGCTCATTCATATTGATTACTCCAGCCGCGCCTGACCCACCTCCACCAAAAAAAGATAGAGTGGGTCTATAATCCCCTCCGGTGCCTCCGGTAATTGACGTGACCATGCCTGAATTAGGATCAAGTGTGCAAACCCAATTGGTAGATGAAACTCCGCCTTCTACGGCCCCGGTTAGTCCGATGGTTGGACGAAAATCTCCAGCCGTGGTGATATTTACTTTAGTAACTTTACCTTTTAAGATTGTAGCGTTTCCAGTAGCTCGAATCCGTGGAGCACTAACATTTGTGAAAGATACCGTAGGTGCCGAGGTATACCCGCTACCTTCATTAACAATTATAACGCTTATTACTGCGCCAGATGAATCTATTACTGCAATAGCTTCTGCTCCAGACCCCTCGCCGCCAATGAAAGAGATTTTAGGAATATATCCAGAACCAGGGTTGAGGATTTTTATATTTTGCACAGTGCCGGTTAAAGACATTGATGCAACGGCGAGTGCTTGAGTTCCTCCTGGTGGGGGGCTTGATATTCCAATATCTGGACGATAAACTCCTGGCGATACGACTTCGATAGAAGTCAATCCGACGCCTTCATCCCTAATAAAACGCTCAACCCATTTAACGCGGTAACACCTTTTAGATTTTGGTAATGGGAACGAAAATGCATATCGAGCACGCGAAGCAGATAAATAAATTTCATCTTCAGAAAGATACCGAGTCACCCCTAAAACATATCCATACACCGACAGTTTTCCGGTAAATGCTGTAAAATTAGAATTTAATTTCGTCTTCAGCATGTCGGTAGTAAACTCGTCTGAATAAGTTATCGGTTCAGGTGAGTATGGTTCCTCAAAAGTTACCGTCTCAACAAAACAACCGCTACCGCATAATGTAGCATTAGCGAGTTGGGTGCCCCCCAAATTCCAACTATAAGGACCATAAGTATCGGAAGTGTAGCTTAAAACTTGATCTTCTCCGTTATTGCAAGCTGCGTAAGCAAAATACTCGTTTGTCTGACTAATGGTTTCTTGCGGGTCTTTAGTGCCATCTTGTCCATACTCGCTATTCTCAGTTATAGTCAATAATGAAGTGATTGTAGACCTTGTGCAAAGAGTATCGTTAGTAGTCTCGGGCGTATTACCTGAACTAGATATATTATATTGGATTGAAGTGCTATCTACGCTACCCGAAATTGATCTATATCTTTTGCAAAGATCATTTGGGTCATAACCGCTTGGATATACTTGATTCTCTAAGTCTTCTGAAGAAAGTTGACTATATATTAAACCTAGATATTCTTCTTTTTGAATTATTGTTCCACTTGATATACAATCAAAAAAAATCGTTGGCGCATTTGGAAAAAGCACTGGATCATACGAAACAGTTTTATGGCAATTATATGTAAGAGTTCTAATCAATCGAAGATAGTCTTGCCCCTCATGAGACCAGGATTGATAATTGCAGCCCTGAATGCCCGGTGTAGTCGTAGGAATGCAAGTATTGGGATCGTAAGTTATAATATCAGGAGACCCTCCAAGAACTTCAGCACCAGTCTGGGTTAAATATACCACAGTTTCTCCGTCATAAGAAAACCCACATTTTTGCACATTTGAATCCGAAGATTCTGACCGGATAATTGGCGTTCTACATTCAGGGCAGCAAGACGCACATTCTAATATCTTATTCATACTTTATGATGTCCAAATAGGCATTTCATTACAAATAAAAAGAGTTTGATTTGTATTGAGTATAGATGAAATAGATGTAAATTCCCCATTACTTATTGTCCAAGACCCTATTGGTCTATATTTTGCGTTTAAAGTATCGGGGGGTATTGTCGCAGCATTAAACACCTGTAACTCGGTTATACTCCCAGCACCATCAACACTTGCTTTTAAATATACTATTCCGGTGGCTCCAGTAACTACTAAAGCGGGGGCTGGAAATGCAGCTAAACTAAGTTCAGTCCCAGAAACTTTAATTGTCGGAATAAACTTGTTTACCATTCCGGGTTTAACAAATATTTTTGCTACACGATTTGTATCTATTAACCCAGATAATTTGAATGGAAAACTTTTGGGATAAAAGGGTTGTCGAAACCTTGGAGTATGTATTATTGACCCGTTGTTCCAGTTGGATACTCGTGTCCCACTGGAATTGGGCATGACCTTACCAGCGTTGATTGTTTCGGCTATTTTAGAAACATCACGGTTTCGTGCTGGACCTGAATATGGAACCGCGTTATTCATTTAAAATACTTGTTCAGTATCATAATCGACGTGTCTAGCTCCGGTCCATGATTCGGTTCGTTCCCATACGGAGGTCCTTCCAATAGTTGTTGAACTATCATCCGTTTTTACCCATTCCCACTTAGTCGTCATCCATTCGGGTAGGGTAAATGTTTTTGGATTTGGTGGATTTCCTTTTTTTCCAATATCTTCATTCGTCGGTGGTTCTGTTCCGATATACTGACTTATCTTTTGCCAAGTGGGGGTAAAAACTACAATATTGTCATGCCCTAGTAAACGCAAACTGACGTATTTGTAAGCCGCAGTTCCAGAAGCGATAGTTACTACCGATCCCGTTACGTTACCATCACTATCCCGTGGAGAATATTGATAATTACTTTTTTTCTCTTCACTAAGTTCATTTTCCCATCCTTGCACATGCCTAAAAAAAGTAGTTTTATCGGCACCTTTTAAATCTCTAAAAAACTTATGTTGTGTGAGTGGTAGACTCTGCGGATTCCATCGTAGTTGATACCTTGGGTCTCCGTCTTCTTTTGATTTACGACCCGTTCCAACGCAGGTTCCTCCACCCATTATCGGAGA